TTGAACTACGGCTACCTGCGCGAGGATGGTACGCCGCTGGTGCAGCCGCTGCAGGCAGGCGGCAATCTGCCGATCGGCATCGAGATGTCGGATCAGAAGCGCAAGGCGGTAAACGATTCGTTCCTTGTGACGCTGTTCCAGATTCTCGTCGAAAGCCCGCGTGTGATGACGGCGACCGAGGTGTTGCAGCGAGCGCAGGAGAAGGGCGCGCTGCTTGGGCCGACGATGGGACGTCAGCAGTCGGAGTTCCTTGGCCCGATCATTGACCGTGAGCTCGATCTTTTGTCGGCGGGTGGAAACTTGCCGCTCCCGCCCCCGCAGCTGATGGACTACATCATGGGCGGCGGTGAGATTCTGCCCAAGTACACAGGCCCCCTCGCCAGACTGATGAAGGCTGAAGAAGCCTCTGGCGATATGTCCGTCCTGCGCCGCATAAATGCGGATCAGGCGGTCAAGGTCATTGCCGAGGCCAACAACGTACCTGCCAAGGCGCTCCGCACCGACGAAGAGCTCGAGGCGATGGATGCCGCACAAGCACAGCAAGCCCAGATGCAGCAGCTCCTCGCTGCGGCACCGATCGCGGGTCAAGCCGCGGAGAGGTTCGCCAAGGCCGAGCAGATCGCTGCATCGTCCCCAAGACGCGAAGTATTAGGAATTTAATCCATGGCGAATGATGCGGAAATTTTAGCTGTACGGCTAAACCTACTGCATGAGGATGTGGGCGAGATCAAGACTGCCCTCGGCAAACTCTCCGACGCTATCACCAAGCTCGCACTCGTTGAACAGAGCCAACTGCAGACAACTGCCGCCCTTGAGCGCGCATTCAATGCGATTGAGCGTGTAGAGATGCGGCTTGAGAAGCTTGAAGAATCCAGCGTGAAGAATAGCGAGTCATCAAAGTGGGTGGATCGTGCAGCGGGTGCGGTAATCACTGCGCTGGTTGCGGCCGCACTCAAAGCGATTGGCGTGTTCTGATGGAGACGCTGCTCGGCGGTTTGTTCGGTGGCGTGTTGCGCCTTGCACCGGAGGCGCTGAAGTTCTTTGACCGCAAGAATGACCGCAAGCACGAGCTCGCGATGGTCGAGGCCGAGATGCGGTTTGCTCAGGTGAAGGGCGAGATCGCGATGCGCCAGACTGAAGCGCAGATGACGATGGCCGAGGTTGAAGCAATCGGCGAAGCGTTCAAGGAACAGAGCGCGACCGCACAGGCTGCAGGCAAGGTGGTGGCGGCGATCTCCGCGCTGGTGCGACCGTTTGTGACGTATCTCTTTGTGATTGCCTACGCAATGGTCAAGATCGCGGCCTTTATGATCGCACTTGAGCAGGGCGGCAACTGGAAGGAAGTTTTGCTCTCGATGTGGTCGGCTGACGATATGGCCGTGCTCAATATGATTCTTAGTTTCTGGTTTGTCGGGCGCGTTTATGAGCGCACTCGATGAGGCAGTAGCGCAGGCCGCTACCCTCTGCAGGCACTTTGAAGGATTTAGATCTCGACCTTATATCTGCCCTGCAGGCTATCCGACGATCGGCTACGGCACCGTCTATAAACCAGACGGGTCAAAGGTAACGATGGAGCATCCACCGATTACAAAGTCAGAGGCGAACGATTGGCTGGTGCAGGAGCTGCGCCACAACTACGCGGTCGGTGTGCTGAAGGCGTCGCCAGTTTTGGTGACGAGCCCCGGCGCGCTCGCGGCGATGATTGATTTTGCATACAACCTCGGAGTCGGTCGCTATCGCGGCAGCACTCTGCGACGAAAGATCAACGATGGAGATTGGGCTGGGGCCAAGGATGAGCTCGGCAAATGGGTACGGGGCGGCGGCAAGGTGTTGCCCGGTCTTGTACGCAGGAGAGCGGCAGAAGCTGCAATTTTCTAATGACCAAAAAGATGGTGGTTGTGCAGATCGAGGACAGCAAGTGGTATCGCGTTAAAGGTTATACGCATACTGAATGCTGCGATTGTGCGCTGGTACACCGCGAGGAAATTCGACTTGTTGATGGGCATCTCGAATGGCGAGCCATGAGAGACGACAAGGAAACAGCAAGACGTCGAAAAGAACTTGGGATCACCATTAAGAGGGGTTGATATGCCTGCGCCAGTTTGCACTGACGAGGAATTCATAGGTTTGTGGAATCGGCTGCGTAGCGCGGTTGAGCTTTCAAGGATCTTGCAGGTCTCTACAAGATCGGTGATGGCGCGTCGGCGCAGACTCGAGACGACTCATGGCATTGCGCTTAACTCCAGCGTATTTGAAGAAAGCGTTTCGCCTGCCGATCAGAATGCGGCAAGGATGACGAAACTTGCCGAGATCCGACAGGCGAAGTACCACAAGGACATGCAGAGGACGCTGACCGATGGTGTCATTCTGGTTGCATCTGACTGCCACTACTGGCCGGGTGTGGTGACGGTCGCGCATCAAGCATTCTGTGCGCTTGCGAAGAAGCTGAAGCCTGCGATGGTTATCTTGAACGGCGACATCCTCGATGGTGCTCGGATCAGTCGTCACGCCCGCATCATGTGGGAAAAGCAGCCAGATCTGAAGGATGAGATACATGCGGTGCAGGACAGATGCGCCGAGATCGAGCGCGCTGCAGCCGGTGCCGTCTTTGTGCGAACGATCGGCAACCACGATGCGCGGTTTGAGAATTACCTATCGAGCCGAGTCAGCGAGTTTGAGGAGATGACGGGCATGACATTGCTCGACTATCTCCCGAGGTGGGAAGCTGGCTGGGCGTTACATATTAACGCCAATACTGATGGATGGACGACAATACGTCACAGGCCAATTAGCGGCGGCATCCATTCGGCCTATAACTCGACACTGCGTGCTGGAGTGCATTACGTCCACGGACATCTGCACAAGCTACAGGTGACGCCGTTGGCTGATTACCGCGGTCGCAGGTTTGGTGTGGATACAGGAACGATGGCTGATCCCTACGGCCCGCAATTCAACTACACCGAGGCTGGCCCGGTGAACTGGGCGTCTGGGTTTGCGGTGCTGACATTCAACGAAGGCAAACTTCTCGAGCCCGAACTCTGCGTAGTGCAGAACGGGCAGGCATGGTTCAGAGGGGCGAAAGTATGATTTCCTTACTTTGGATGCTGATAGTGGTTCAGATCGCTGATGCGATTACGACGATCAAGATCCTCGAGCGAGGCGGGAAAGAATTGAATCCTGTGATGGCATGGCTCTTTGAGAAGATGGGCGTAATTGAGGGATTGTTTGTCGTCAAGACTGTGATCTGCAGCGTGTTCTACATCTGGATGGAGTCGATCCCGGCGTGGGGATTCTTGGCAATCATCGGACTCACGGGCGCTGTGGTCTATCACAACATCCTGCAGCTGCAAAAATGAATGAGTGGCAGGCACCTGAGAAGTGCCGAACCTGCGTATGGTTCTGCCCGTGGAATGGGCAGGGCTATGGGTGCGCCCATGACACCGTGCATGGATTGCTCGGCGGCGTGGTGCGGTGCGAGGGCAAGTTTTATAAGCAATGGGAACCGTGGGTCATGCCCAAGGTAGAGGGGATTCCATGAGTGTGACGGCGATGATGCGCGCTCGGGTGCGGCAGGTATTGCATCGAACCCGCGGCTATAAGCGGCTGTTCATGGCTCCCGGCACCAATGACCTGTCCGAGGATGGCCAGATCGTACTCGCGCACCTGAAGCGATTTGCGAAGTACGGAAAGCCTCCGATTGCGCCGGGTGCGTCTGGGGATTTGTTTCAACTTGGCCGGATGGTTGGCCGGCAGGAAACGGTGCAGATGATTGTTGAGGCGCTGCACCTCGATGAAAAAACCTTGACGAATTTACAAGAGGACTACAGAGATGAGTGACGATCAAGGGTCTGCACCAGCAGGCAACCCGGCCCCTGCGGCTCCCGCATGGTACGCGCCGGAAGGGCTCGATCAGAACACCGCTGGCCAGCTCGGCGAACTGGTCAAGGCGAAAGGTTGGAAGGGGCCAGCTGACGCGCTGCTCTCCTACCAAAACCTCGAAAAGGTATTCGGCGCTGACAAGGCGGGCAGGACGATTCTCGCGCCCAAGTCTGATGACGATGCGGACGGCTGGAATGCCGTCTACAACCGTCTGGGACGGCCTGAGAGCGCCGACAAGTATGAGCTGCCTGTGCCGGAGGGGGACGATGGCTCATTCGCCCAGTCGGTTGCTCCGGTGCTGCACGAGCTTGGTTTGACCGCAAAGCAGGCGAAGGGTCTTGCCGAGTGGTGGAATCAGGCATCTGCCAGCCGGATCGAGATGGAGTCTGAGAGTTTTGCCACGCAGTCTGAGGCTGAATACAAGGCGCTGCAGGGCGAGTGGGGCGCAGCTGCCGCACAGAATGAGGAGCTTGGCAAGCGGGCGGTGCTGAAGTTTAGTAAGGAGGCCGGGATCGACGATCAGTCTTTCGAGGCGATGGAGCGGGCGATCGGTACTGCAAAGCTGATGAAACTCTTTCACGCGATTGGGTCGCAGTTTGCGGAGGGTACGTTTGTCTCGAGTGACACGCCGACCGGCGGCGCGATGACGCCACAGGCTGCGAAGAACAAGATCGCTGGCATGTTTACAGATCAGGAGTTCATGGGTCGATACATGAACAACGACGAACGTGTGCGGGCAGGTGCGATTGAGGAGATGATGAAACTGCAGCGCATGGCGAACCCAGAGCTATTTACATCGGAGTGACAAAGCCATACCATCCGAGTGTGATTCTCCTATCGACCAGCTGAATTGCCGGGAGGGAAACCTCCCGGCCTTTTAGGAGACAGGGCAAGTCGCGAGACCCCGCTGACAACCGGAAAGACGGTCGCTTGGTCAGAGTGTTATCTGGCAAGGATTACGGCCCCGCAAGGACAAGCCATCCGAGAACAGTATCTAACTTTGTTTTTGGAGGGCTATCATGGCCGATAATATTGCAAGCGTTTATGCCGTACAGTACGGCACGAACATCTCGCTGCTCCTGCAGCAGAAGGGCTCCAAGCTGCGCTCTGCGGTGCAGACTGGTTCGTACAAGGGCAAGCAGTCGGAAGTCGTCACGCAGTACGGTGCCACCTCGGCCCGTGCGGTTTCGACCCGCTACAGCCCGATCGTCCCGGTCAACACGCCGAACAATCGTCGCTGGGTGTTTCCTGAAGACTACGATTGGGCCGACCTGATCGACAGCTTCGACAAGCTCCGTCTCCTCGCTGACCCGCAGTCTGCTTACTCGCAGAACGGTCTCTACGCGATGGGCCGCGCGATCGACGATGTGATCATCTCGGGCATCTTCGGTGCGAACAAGACTGGCGAGGCTGGCGGCACGACCACCAACTTTGCCACCTCCACCCAGCAGGTTGCTGTGAACTACGCTGCCTCGGGCAACGTGGGCCTCACGGTCGACAAGCTGCGTGAAGCGCGCCGCATCCTGATGGAGAACGAAGTCGACCTCGATGCCGAGCCGGTGTACTGCGCCATCTCTGCTGAGCAGCACGACGACCTTCTCGGCCAGATTCAGGTCACGAGCGAGGACTACAGCCCCGGTATGCCGGTGTTGCAGGACGGCAAAGTGACCCGATTCCTCGGGATCAACTTCATCCACACCGAGCGTCTTCCGACGTCCTCGAACCACCGCCGCTGCCCCGTGTGGGTGCCGTCGGGCGTTCACCTCGGCATGTGGAATGACATCATGTCCAACGTGACGCAGCGTCGCGATCTTTCTTCTCACCCGTATCAGGTTTACCTGATGGGTACCTTCGGTGCCACGCGCACTGAGGAGAAGAAGGTGGTCGACATTCTGTGTGCGGAATAAGGGAGTAAACGAAAATGGCAGTTGTAGCAGTTAAGTCGACCCTTATCACCAACGCAGACGCGACCCCTGTTGTCCTCAACAGCCCGCGTGTTGACGGCGGCAGCGAGCGTGTAGCGGTGGCCACGGCGGCGATTACGGACACCGATAGCATCGGTTCGACCTATCGCATGTTTCGTGTGCCGTCGAATGCGGTGATGACGGATCTCCGCATCTACTCGCCGGACATTGGCACCACGACGATCACCGACATCGGCCTTTATGCCGCTGACGGTGGTGCGGTTGCTGACGCTGACTTCTTTGCCTCGGCCCTGTCTCTCAAGGACGGCGCGCTGAATGGCACGGATGTCCTGCACGAGGCTGCGGTGTTCACGATCGCAAACTCCGGCAAGGAGCTGTGGGACGCACTCGCGCTCACCAGCGACCCCCGCGTGTTCTACGATGTGACTCTCACGCTGACGGCGGCGGCTGACGCCACCGGCACGGTGAAGCTCATCGGTCGTTACACGGCGTAAGTAATAGGGGCGGGTTGGGGATTCTCGGCCCGCCCCTTTCTTGATGGAGAGCCAACATGGCAGAGCGTTTTTACGGCATTGACCGCGGCGAGCAGGGCGTGCGTAACGTCACAGAAGGATCTGGCTCTACAGCCACGACCGATGTTGAGGTGCGTGTTGATCTTGCGGCCAACATGAGCAAGCAGGAAGTTTTGCTTGCCATTGATACGCTGAAAGAGGCGATTCTTCAGGACACTTGGCCTCCGGCCTAACAGCTGCGGGAGACGCCCGTGGCTGCAAGTGATGTCGCAATCGCTAACCTCGCGCTCACCAAACTGGGTGACTTGAGGATCACTAGTCTCTCGGATAACACCAAGCCAGCCCGAGAGGTTTCCGCTGTCTATTCGATGCTGCGCGACAAGTTGCAGCGCACTTATAACTGGCGCTTTTGTGTAAAAAGGGCGGTTCTGGCAGCAGAGGTCGATACCCCCGTATTCGACTACAGCTACCAATATCCCGTACCGTCCGACTGTCTGCGTATCCTGCAGATCAATGCTTACTATCC